AGCCGCACGCCTTTGAACGGAATTGTCCTCACGGGCCCATGTTGTAGCTTGAGCCCATTTCTGATAAGCAAGATTATCCTGCTGGGAAGCGAAATTTAAGCCAGCACCAGCAACACCAGCAACACCACCTAATATATTACCAGCCGCGCCGAGCATAGCTGCATCGAGAGCCATTTTTTGCCACCTTTGGTGTCAATGCGCAATACTAACATCAAGTAAGTTCAGTATTGCGCATCCCGTTTTATTCTAAAACGGTCTCTTTTTGTTCCGGAATAGATTCCACCGGGGGAACAGTTTCGGGCTTACTGGGAGTCCGATTCACGGCCTTGGAGGCCATTTTAGCTACGGTTTCGCTGCTAAGACGAGAAGCATCAGCATAGTCAAAACCGGGATCCCTAGTAGGATCCATGTAATCATCCGGGACATCCTCACCATCCTGGAACTCATAGCCAGCGCGAAAGTCCATAAGACGCCTTCCGGCGTCTATCATGGATTCGATTTTACGATCTGCGGGGATATATCCCGCAGTCTCAACGAGAATTTCCCCGTCATTGTATTCACCTTCGGGGGGTTTATAATCAAAACGACTTACTACACTCATTGATCACTCCTTTTAATGATCGAGTAAACCGGGATTAGATTGAACCGGCATAGGCCGGATAGCTTTTATTAAGTTACCGAAATTGACGATAAGCCCCGGTTCGTCAGTAACAGCAAATATCCGTTTGGAAGGATTACATTCGATGAAGCTCGAATTAAGTAGTGGAGGGGAAGCAAATTCACGGCCAAGATGCCAATAATTAAGCGTAGTCCGCATAAGTCCGCAAACCTGATTACGTTTAAAACGAAGTTCGTCATACCGGCCTTGGTAACCGAATAAAGTTTTATTCTCGGCCTCAACGTTAGTTGCATAAAGCTCGCAGCGCTCAATAGCCTGTTCGGAAAGATTCGCGAATTCGGGGAAATAGAAATCATACTTCGTTTGTCGAAGCCACTGGCGATCAATACCTTGGGAATATGCCGAACGAGGCATGATAGACATAATACCCATGATAAGACCGTATTCAGTCGCGCGATAGTTCGCGCAAAATGATTGGTTTACGGAAATACCGTGGCCGGTCATGTTTCCCTGGGGTGTTTCTTTATTAGCAGAAGGAGCGACAGCGGTGTTAGAAGTTTGAAGAACTTCCGAGATTATAACCGGTGATTTAGAACCACCGATATACTCGGGGCGCTGAAGACGATCATCGCGAGGAGAAACAGCGAAATGAGAGCGAAGGAACTCGGTATATCGAGCTCCACCGCGGGCATTACGTTCCATCCACTTCTGAATCTGGAAAACAAGCCGAAGATCGGCTACATCGAAAGTAGTTGCCGAAGAAAGATCAACGGTATTAGCGTTAATAGACGCCAAGTTGACTTTACCTGCTTCGAGTGTAGTCTTGGTGTTTACGTTACCAGGAGCTCCATTTCCATACATAGGGTTCGAACCAGTGACAACAGCTGGCCACTCCATCGAAGGAGTTACACCCCAAATAGCCGAAGTTGTACCAGAAATAGGCAACGAAGGCGCGGTTCCACGCTGTTGCCAAGGAAGAGCAGAGGTAAAATAATCCTTTTCCCAACACCTGTTACGTATCACACCGGCAGGATAAACAGGGGCGACTTCCCAATCCATCTTGGATTGAAGGGTTTCATCGCGATAATATTCGTTAAAAATCGAATAATAAGCACGACGTGGGAAGTCAAGAGGTAGCCGACCTTGGGGATTTACAAGAGGAAGACCCAAGTAATCCCACAAAGTACCGATAGTTGGCACAGTTGAACCTAACGGCCAACGCGGGAGAACTGCTGTAGTATCATTACCATCGACACCGCCAGTTATAAAGGTTTCCCAATCCTTCCAAAGAATTCGATACGGCACGAAGAAATAATGCGTATACACATTAACTTCGTGCATTATCGGGGCGATAAGAGGCTGAAACCGCACGACAGCCTGATTACCGATCTTGAAGACATCCCCAGGGACGACTTCGTCGCACATAATGGGGATAAGTTGACCCATATCGCAGGTCAACTTTTTACTATAAGAGAGATTAAAGACTGACCGCCCGGGACGGGCGGGGGCAGTCTGTTGAAATACCCCCGACATCGCTTAAACCTCCTGGGGAACGAAAACCACTTCAGGGTTTCCGAGGAGCGATACGACATTCGTCGCATGATCGATAGAACCAAGCCGAAGAAGAGCGAATTCAGTAGCCCGAGTTCCGGGATTCTGTTCGATGAGCTGATTAAAGCTTCGAGACGCCGTAGCATCGTTTTTTGCCTCGAAAAGTGGGCCGGATTCCTCGGCCAATTTGTCGTGAATTACATACAGATTCATGTTAATACCTCTGTGCCCCTACCGGGGGTTACCCTCCGCATGCGCGGAGGGTTTGGTCTTAGAAATTGATGGTGCCAATGAGGGCGCCGCCGAAAGCAAGAAGAGCGGTAAGAATCTGTTTAAGGAGATTCTTCAGAGCTTCACTCATCTTCCTCAACCTCCTTTAAATAAGATAAGGCCATTTTAAGGCCATCGGAATAACCTTCCGAATATTGATAGGGTGCATCAAAATAACTCAAGGAAGATTGCTTTTGCATATCTTCTCGAATCTTTATAAGCACCTCAAGTTTTTTTCGTAGTTGTTCTTTAGTCATATCACACCTCCTAATTATTGTAAAACTAAATTTACTTGGTGTCAATACGCCATATTATATTTTTTTCTTAAAAAGTCTATTTTTAGCGTTTAGAGTAAGCTCGGCCTGTTCTCGACTTGCCTTTTTCAGGTCTAGCAAGCTAGTTTGAAAATCGGATTTGTCGAGTTGGCCGCGCTCAGTAAAACGCTGAACGACTTTTTTGGCATTTTCAATAGCCAACTGGCGTATTTGTTGTTTATCCAATCCAGTCATTTTGGATTGATAATAGCGAGGCAAGCCCACTTTAGCACCTTGAACGGTAAATCCCTGATTTTGTTCAAGGTAATCCTGATTATCGAGTACGAATTGTTTTCCAATTCCTTTGGACATAAGACAGAAAGGAATCTCACGATCGCCATATTCAGAGACGGCTAATTTACCGTCATATTTTTTTAAGACATATTCAGCTACATATCTTGCCGATTGATAGGTTACTGTTCCCGTATAAATGAATCCAAAAGGCCAATTATCTTGATAAAGTTTTTTATCAGTTTCGGTACATCCGAGTCCGAATACAATAGCATGATAATGAGGACGGCCAGAAGTATCACCATACTCACCAGAAGCAAAGTAACGAATCTTAGCAGGTTCAATATCACGCCTAAGGCGTTTAAAGAACTTCTGCAAGTCCGTTTTATGGATAGAGTTATCCTGAGGCTTGTGAGCCTCGTCATACGTGAGAGTAAGGAAACAGGTTTTTTCATAATACACCATTTCGTGAATTATACGACTAGCCCACTCCCGAGAGCGAGCGATCCGGCAGGCCATACAATGGCCACAGGGCAGTTCAAGTATTTGATCCTGCTGTTTTGGATGTTTCATTCGGAAGGGGTTAGTACAGGTCAAAGTCGAATACCTCCGCGAGATACTCCGTAGCCGCGTATGCGGCGAGACCTAGAACGACGAGAGCGGCTGCGGCCGCGACGAGAACGAGAACGACGGAATCCCATGTAACCCTCCTTTATCTGCCACGCAGATTTTTAATGATAGACTCTATTAGTCCGGTGGCCGTTGCGGCCTCTTTTCCAACAGCACCAAATTGGAAACCTTTAGGTAAGGAATACCGATGGAACCAATTGGTATCATATTGTGCATTCTCAAGATCGAGTTTGGATATATCAATAGCAATCTGTTTAGCTATAATATCCTTAGATTTGCCAGTTATATCTAGCTGGCGTAAATCATTTTCAAGACGAGTTTTTACAAGATCAAGTTGACCTTGAGAGATACCGAGGGTTTTTAGGGCAGAGTCAAGAGCCTTGTTTTTATTATCAAGGTCTATACCCTTATTTTGCTCATCCATCTGAAGAAGTTTTTTTGGATTGGCGGCTTCATTAAAGCCGATTTCCTGCTCCCGCAGACGAAGAGATTGAGGATTAGAAGACGCCATAAAAGCATTTTCCAGGGACTGTTTTTCCTGCTGTAAACGAAGAAGTTTATTTTCTTCGGTGGTTTTATCAATTTGAGCCTTTTGAGCAGTGAGATTCATGTAGATTTGTGCGGCTTCGGCCATAGAGCCAAAGCCTCTTTGTAGGCTCTCGGTATTTACCTGGGGGGCATCGGTACGAATAGGGGCCATAGTTTGAGCCGCAGAACCAGCGGCAAGAGTTTTTGAAAGCCCAGCAGCTTGAAGGTCAGCCGCACGCCTTTGAACGGAATTGTCCTCACGGGCCCATGTTGTAGCTTGAGCCCATTTCTGATAAGCAAGATTATCCTGCTGGGAAGCGAAATTTAA